ACTCCTAGAGGAGTGAGTTTAAAACCATAAGGTCTTAAAGAAAGAATAGTGACTTAAACTAAAGAAGTCGATACTTCGTTCTTCTCCTTCTTTGATCATTCACATAAGAAGACCCTGTCCTTTAAATCCTTTATATTAACAAAAGCTTTTAAGGATAGGTGTGTCTAAAGACCAAGGATTAGTTATAAATAAAAAGGTTATCTTGTCAGGGTCAGGTTATTATAAGTAGTATCTGTTTATACTTATGTATTTACACTAACTACCCAAGCACCTATATTAATCACTAAAGAACTAAAAGATTTGTTAAGCAATAGCTACGACCAAAGCATAGCCCTAGGACCTTTAATACTTCTCTTATGAAAGGAATCAGTAAAGGATGTTAATTCTTTATCAAGTAGTTCCTGTTTCCTAAAGTTAATGTTATTATCAACATCCTGATTCATTTGTTCTACCCAATAGTTAACAGCAATAGAAAGAGCATCTAATCTATCATCGTGATTAAGACTACCTTTATCTTTTGTTATACGACTAAGTTGATAGAATAACATATACTTAGCTTGATGTTCTATAGGATACCCTTGAGCACTCTTATAGTCATGTTGAACAACAGAAGGATCAATAATAAGTTTATGTTGATTAAGAACAGGTTCAAGGACATCAATGATTCTAAGTTCCTTTTGTTTAGAGTGTCTAACTTCTTCTATAGTTACTGGATAGGAAGTCATAAACAAAGGTTTAAGAAGTTCCATGAACATACCATCACCAAAGTTAGACTCTATAATGATCTTGTTAACTTTGTTAGTCTTAGCTATGTGTACTAGTTGTTTAAGTGTTTGATCATCATAACCACCTTTTAAACCACCAGCTTCAGGAACAAAGAGTTGACCGTTAAGCATCTTAACCACAGCAAACCCTGTTTCATCTTTTCCTCTACCACTAGGGTCAATAGACAAGACAGACCCTGTATACTCTACCATATCACCAATAGTCTTAGAAGGTCTGTGGTATCGATCCCCACCTAGTCCTACATTAGGAAGGTCTTTATTTTCGTTATCAGGATCACTGGACCATATAATCTTTTCAGGAGCTAAATCGTTATCAATATCTGCTATAATCAGATCGTTAATCTTCAACGGGTATCTATCAGCGTCCGATAGCCTAGGATTAAGCATGAACTGTAAAGCATACCCAGTACGCCCGTACGATAGCTTACGCTCTTCTAGGTCCATATCAGAGAACCTAAGAGGCTCTGTAGTGTGTCCTACTGTCTCTTCTGTTATCTGTTCGGTTATAAAGGGAGCTATATCATTGTCGTAGTTCTTTAACACTAAATCTTGTTGAGGGTACTCAGAGGTCCATATACGAGCGTCATAGCCTCTCTCACGCAGTTTGTTATAAATTGAATCCTCGCATTGAGGTGTGCCTAGAAAGAGAATCCTAGAGGTGTCTAAGGGTTTTATAATGGCTTCAAATTCTTTTACTTGTTCATCTAGCTTATCTCTCATACCTTGAGTAGCAGAGTTGTTAGGTACTTCTATATCGTCAGCAATGATTATGTCAGCACGAGAACCTGTTAACTGAGAGGATATACCTAGAGACTTAACGGAAGGTGCGTGAGCAGCTGGAGCAGGACCGACATCAAAAGCTATCTTAGAGAACCTTTGATCGTTCTTAGGTATTAGTCCTTGAAGAACAGGAATGTCGTGTATGATTTTCAAGGTAAAGGTGGAGAAGTCATCAGCACGGTTCTTAGAAGCAGATACAACAAGTATGTTCTTAGTAGGGTCTAGTAGGAGTTGATGAACAGCATAAGCTGAACATATCCAGGACTTACCTACACCACGGAACGCCATGATAACAGATCGTTTAGGACCGTGTTGCATGAAGTCAGCTATATCGTATTGTAGCGGTGTAGGATCAGGTAGGTTCAAGTGTTTCCAAACTACATATAAGAAGTTACGGAAGTCCTTGAGTTGTTTAAGCTTTTCAATGCTCATGCTTCAACTCTCTCTCTTCGGTGTTGTTATTACTTTGTAACTACTCTTTCTTCAGGACTCTCTTCAAAAGGTAGGACTTCTCCCAGTAGATCATTAAGTGGAGTATCTTTACCACTCATAAGAACTACATCGTTATCTTTTAAATGTTGTCTGGCACAGTTAAGTAAAGCAGGGTTATACTCTTCAGTGGCACTCATTAGTTGAATACCTTTACTTAAAGTATCTGTTAAAAGGATGTGTAAGTTGCCTAGTTCTTCTCTTGTTTTCATAACTTGTTAACACTTCCACCTTCTAAGGGCTAAAGCTTTTCTAGTGGGTTTACCGTTCTTTTCCATTGCACCTTTCATTCCCCTAAAACGAGCACAGAAGGACTCCTTTCTAGGACCACCACCAGGTTGAGGGGCTTTTAAATTAGACCCAGTAGCTCTGTTATACTTAGCCCTGCCCTTTGCAGTGAGACCACCCTTACGAGACTTCTCACCTCTACCTAGAGATAACGATACACTCCTAGCCATGTTGTTACTTTTTAAACCCACGCTTCATATTAGCGTAAGACTTAGGTGATATAGTTGACTTCTTTTTGCTACGACTAATGCCTAGCTTCCTTCTTCTGTTTATGTTTGCGTATAATCCTTTTTTCATCGTTTCATTAATATCTCCATCATTCTATCCAGTTTACCGTTAATCTCTTTAACAGTGTTTTCAAGACCACTCATACGATTCTCCACAGCAGTGTCTCGTTCTCTTTGCGTAGCAAGCTCCACTTCAATCTTTGTTAATCGTTCTTCATCCTTTTCTAAACGATCAGTAAGCTTTTTAATCATCCAACCGATAACGCCAAGAATGACGGCAAGAGCAGTGTCAAGGAAGTGGGAGATTTGTTCAGTCATCAGTATTAGGAGGCTATTTCAGTTTAAGTGAGTACGATAGACTCAGCAAATACCGTGTTACCACCTGCTTGATTTCCGTAGATATAAATACCCGTAGCACCGCTCGATGAAGTTAGTACTAATTCTAGATCAGCAATATCTGATATATGATAAGCATTAGCGTTAAACGTCCACAGACCTATTTTGTTTATGCGACTATCCACTAAATTGCCTGTTCCGTATATTCTGTACAACATAGCGTCAGAAGCAGAAGAAGAAGTTGTTTGTATTATAGACCTGTCTCCTCCTGTTCCTAAATCGTGGAATAAATTATTTTTAAATATTAAATTAAATTTTTTAGTCCCGTCATATGCTGACTGTTCTAAAATTAACTGAGCTGCTGCGTAATCAAATTCAAAAACGTTATTTTCAAATATATGAGACACTCTATAACTTGAGGAGGACGGTTGATAAACTGGTCGCAGTTTTAATTTCCTCTTAACTGTAGAGTTAACAATACGAGAGCGTACCGTTTGTATCTCGTTATTATCAGCGTTATCTGCTGTGTGCTGTAATACGCAAGAATCAAACACTAGCTCCTCAATGTTGCTAGGTAAGAATTTCCAATCTAATAGTGGACAGTTCTTGAAACATAACCTATCCGCTGCACCTCCGTATGTATTTAAAAATATATTAGAGTTTGAGATATAGTAATCATTAAGAAATGATCCTATTGCTTCTCCTGTACCGTAACCAGCACTACCTACAATACTAAAGTAATCTGCGGATAGGTTAACTAAGCTATTACCTGTTAAATAGAAATCAGAACCTATGCTAGTTGTAAAAGCACGTCCTCTTAAAACAATGTCACCAACCAGAGGAGTACCATCGCTTGGGGCATCCGTAGTTATATCCCATTGTTTATTTATTTGAGTACTTGCGTTAGAAGCATTTCTATATTTTGTGTAAAACCCATCTATATTTAATACACGTTTAGAACCACTTATTGAACTAAATCCATTGTCTAAAAGACCTGCATAACCAGTTCCTCCAACCGCGTGAGAACCATTGTTTATTATCTCAACATTAAAGTTTTTTATATTTATAATTTGATCGACCGTAGCGTCGGTACTTCCTCTTAAATTTAATCCCGAACAGATATTCCATGAACCACTTGGAGGGTAGGCGTTCGTATGTCCACTCATCCAATCCACGCCTTTAGTATGATCAATTAATGCCGAACAATTGGAAAGGTTTATATTAACTGAATTGGCTGTATTAACCGCCATTGTCCACCCTACAACTGAATCGTCTACCTTACAGTTAGAATAATCTAGTGTTACAATATCTGGTGTAGGAGTGTCTTTTGTAATATCTATTCCTGTACTTGCTGTAAAACCGCCATAAACATTTTTAGCTGTACAATTTGTGTATTTAATATCTGTACCTGCTTCTACCCAAAAACCTATATTGTGTTCTTGTCCTATATGATGGTGTGCATAGTCTGCTGTACAGTTAACATAGTTTATGTTCTCACATACTAAGTCACCGTTACTACCGCTAATTTCCACTACGAAGTTAATTCGTTGTACATCGTAAGAAAGGCAATTTGAGTGCTGAACATTGTCAACACCAGCTACATAAATACCATCTCCAAACTCGCCACGGTTTCTATTTGTCTTACAGTTTGATAATAATATATTACCAAACCTTCTTCCGTCTGTGTTTAGTCCTGTAGTACTTCCGTAAGCGTCTATTCTTAGTCCCGATCTTAGGGTATTATTAAATTCACAACTTTCGATTGTTATATCTATACATCTCCTTATAACAACTCCATTTGAACCGTTCGACCAATTCCTTTCTAACGTAGCAGAGGGCAACACATCACCTGTAAGCAATGCAATAGAAGAGGGATAACCTGAACCCCCGTTATTTATGGTTACACCTGTAATTGTCCCGTTAGAATCTACAGTGTAACTAGCATCTAAACCACTTCCCGAAGCTTGCGAAGGTAAGAAAAAATCCTTATAACTAGACCTAGAAGCTGCATCGTGTACTATTTTAGCTGCGGTATAACCATACCCACCGTCTGTTAAAGTTATTGAAGTTATAACACCAGCAGTAACGACAAAAGTGAAACGTGCGTTTCTATCGTTGTTAGTTGTTGTGCTGAATAAACTACCGTCAGTATTTGTTGTTGCTCCTTTTGCTGTGCATTGTCCGTCAAATATAATATTTTTAAGCAATAATCCCGATTTATCTTCCATAATTGCCACTGCAACATTAGCCCCAGAGTGTCCTACGTTAAAAGTATTTAGCTGTTTAATCGTAGCCTTGCCTGATGAAAACCAAGAAGTAGTAATAGATAACGAAGGATTTAAAGTGCCTGATATACCTATATCAAAATTAGTCGTATATCCTACTGACACTCCATATACACCACTAGGGAAATAGAGAGGCAGACCTAAAGAAGCTGCGTAATCGTTTGCACTTTGTATGGCTGCTCTATCATCGGTTGATCCGTTGCCCACTGCCCCAAAGTCTTTGACATTTACGACATCAGAAAACCGATCTTCAAGATTCCTAGCTGCGGTTGAACCTGTAGCTGTTACGTTGCTGTTAGCTACCTTAATACCACCTGCCGTAGCTCCATCGTGCAACACTAATGCGTTCTTATCGGTATCTACTGTCAGTTCACCTTGTGCTCCTGTAAAGCTGCCATGTTGAGTTGTTGTTCCTCTTCGTAATTGTACTTGTATGTTACTCATAGTTATTAAGTTTTTATGCTACGACACCGTAATCGTAAAATGAATCAGTTGCACCCACGAGACTACCGTAATCATAATCACTGGGTACTTCAGAAAAAGCACTGCGGTATCCACGCTCAACGATAACAATGTCAGCAGATAGAGCAGGAGCTATTGTGAATCTTATAAGGTTTGTACCTCCTACTATAGTGTAGTCTTCAGGGTCTTGTACTAAACCATTAACAGTTACTAAGTAAGAAGATGAATTACTGTGATTAGCAGCAAAAGATAAAATAAAGTCTGTCTCAGAACCTGTGCCTGTGTGACGGGAAACTCCAGGAGCAGCACCTGTGCCAAGCGTAGCTTCGTCTATTGAATTAGAAACATACGACCTAGATGGTACATCTGACGAACCAAGTGCTTCACCTATATTCGTCAGACGATGGTTGTTCATATCAACATTAACTGACAAGTTACTACCGTCAAAGTGGTCGAGTCCTAAACCGTCAATATAGGCACGGTCGGCAAAGTCTTGAGTATCAACATAGCTTTTTGTAACAGCGTCTTGTGCGTTTGTTGGATCACCTAGGTCTGTTATCTTAGCACCGTCAGCATCGTAGTGATCCGTACCTTTCTTCGATAACTGTTCACCACCTGCACCTTCCGCTGCTTCTTGTGACAAGTAAAAACCGTGTTGGTAACCTCTGTCTAATTCTGTCTCTGTAAGTACTGAACCGTTAACAAAGTCTACAAGAGTTTCGGCAGTAGAACTGTTACGTGCTATCTTTACTTCATTGCCTACCGCTATATCAGTAACTGGTATAACAATTTTCTTAGGAGTTGAAGAGGAGATAGTGTAAACAGAGGGAGAAAGCTTTACTCCTTGTACATAGACATCAATAAGTGCAACGCCTGAGTTGTCAGATAGATACGGAAAGGTAAAAGAAAAGCCGTTAGCAACTTGATCGGATGTCGCTGTGTAGTCTTGGTAGGTGATAGGCATAGTATATTATTAGTATGTTTGTGATAAAAGTTCAAGCACTTAGTCAGTGAGCACCTCTAAAGCAGGTGACGTAACTTTTCTAGGTGCATCTTTACCTTCTATTGATGTTTCACGTTGAATTTTATTTATTAATTTATATTGTTCTTTCAATAAGGGTGTCTCTTTTATTAGTTTTCCTAAAGCTGTCTTTCTTATTTTACCTAGTGCTGATTCTATTGAAAGCTTTCTGAGGTCTTTTATCGGAGAACCTTTAGGCACATTACCTAGTCTTTGTATCTTCGGGTGGTTATATAATTTTATTATCGCATCTTCAGGTTTTAGCTCTGAATAAATTTGCTGCCATCTATCATATAAATTCTGCTCTAAACCAAACCCATAATCTTTACTGACTTTAAACTTTCTTAAATCTAAGCCAGTAACACCGTCTGTAGGGCTACTAAAACTAAAACGACCATTTAGTTCAGCTATAATACGCTTTGCCTCATCTTGTTTAGTAAACATTTTATCTCCTACCTTCAAAGCCCTGCCTTCTTTTACATCTTTTTTTGTGGCTTTTTCGGTTTTTAATTCGCTTACTCTTAAAGGACTTAAATAGTTTATAGCGTTACCAATTGAATTATAAGGAGAGGAAGGTTTAGGCGTACCTAAAACATCTCTCTTAGGAGATAGTTCTCTACGAGTGCTACCTAAAGCCATTTTCAATTGATCCATCGGACCGTTTATTTCCCTTAAGTAAGGATCATTTAAAGCTGCTGATCCCCTAACAATGGAGGGAACTGCCAATCTGTTTATAGATGACATAATAGTATTAATACCGCTCTTGCCTCCTTCTTCCCATTTACCTTTAAAAATACCATCGTTAAATTCACTGATGTTTTTTAAATAAGTCTTATCACTTATTAAAGCTGATAAAGCTAGTTGTGCTGTACTTGTTAGTTTGCCTAACAAATCATCAGGCATCGAGTTATCTTCATGTGCTCTAAGGGCGGTAGCAGCAACTCCGTACACATCAGCTATAGCACCTAACCTAGACATTGGCATATATTTATCTCCAAGTTGGTCACCGTTACTTATACCTGTGTCCCAGAATCTTTTAGTAGCAGAAATATTTAAAGCATTAGGTTGCCATCCTGTATCCTTCTTATTTTGCAGTTCTTTATAATCTTGTGGTCCTTGACCTGTAAATAGTTGTTGATCGGCTAGATATAAGGCTGAAGCCCAAAGACCTGCTCCTACTATCTGTCTTCCTCTAGCTTGTGCTCTTATTGAGGGGTTTTCGCTTTGTAGTTCATCTATTGTTCTTTTAAATGTAACTTTATTAACACCTGGTAAGAGAGCTAAACTAGAAGTTGTCCCCCCTAACTCCATGAACATATTTGTAGGAGTTTTTAAGAAAAGCTGTACTAATTCAAGCACTGAACTTTTTTGTCTCAGTTCACCTAATTTTGTAGCACCTGCCTCTAATACTCCGTGTTCAGAACTTAAATCTCTTTGAAATGTTATTTTATCTCCAAAATCTTTTACATACTCTAACTCGCTTGATAATTTATTATTCCAATTATCCTTAACATATTGAGCCATGAACTCTTTAGCTTCTTTTGGTTCTAAATCCTGTTCTCTAGCTTTAGTTACAGCGTCTAATTCTACATCTCTTTTGGTTTTATATCTCTTTCCATCTACAAAATACCTAGACATCTTAGCGTTCATAAAGTCGTTGATACCTTCTACAGGAGCTTCCCCTCTTTTAACTAGTTGCTTATACTCTTCAGCCAACATTGCACGTGCTTGTGCTTTTCCAAACAAATGTCTATAAAACTCATCTTGAAAAACTAAACCTTTAGGACCAAAATTAAGCATCTCTCCTACATTCTCTACTGTCTCCCCTATCGGTCCTTTTAGACCTGTAGCTTCCATCGCAAAAGCCTTTTCCCCTATTTTTTCATAATGAGTATTGAGGGATATAGAACCTTGGGAGTGTTTAGATGCTAGTACAGCAGAGTCCCATGCATCTTGAATACCGTGTAATAAATATTTACTTGTCCTTAAAGCCATTCTAGTTTGTTTTAAGTCTCCTGTAGCTAGTCCACCTACTCCTTGATTAAATAAAGAATACAAAGACATCATAGCATTACCACTCGCAGCAGCTGCTTGAGTAGGAGGAGCACTTAAAACACTATCATAAACTAACTCTTTAGCTGCTCTACCAAACTTTTCTCCTGTTGATCTTTTACTTATTTCAAGTAACCTCCCTAATTTAGCAGGGTCTTTTATAAGCCTTAACTCAGATAAAAACCCTTTCATAGCTTTTAATCCTCCTAGCTTTTCTAATTGCTCTTTCAGTTGTCCAGGTTTTAAATCTTTGGAATATTTTATTAAGTCTTCTGCTAAACCTTTTTCTAATTTATCTGCTTTTCTTTCAAGGGTGTTAATCTTTGCTGCAATGTCTTCTTTGAATAACTTTCTGCTTTGCAACAACTTACCAGCTGAGCTGCCTATAGTAGAAGAAGACTCAGCAAACACTTGTAATCTATCTAAATCGCCTAATAAATCATTAACTACTTTTGGATCATTTAAATCTACATTAGCGTCAAACTTTTTATTCCAATTAGAGAAAGCTGAAAAAGTCATGCTATCAGCTAAAACTGTTTTATAAATAAGGTCTTCAGATTCTCTAGCTATTTGTGTTACATATGCTGATTCATCTAAGCTAGGGTCTAATTTCTTACGTAACGCAGTAGCTTGTTTTATTAAAGATTCTTTATCTGTCTTTATTCTACCGCTTTTAATTTTATCTGACAGTTGTTCTAATACAGCAGCCATTGATTTTTGTATCCCATCTTCGCCAGTAAAAGATGCTAGATTAATCGGTATGAGTTCACTCTTTCCTTCTAAGAACATAGACAGGTCATCATCGCTCATTCCCATCCTTTCAATGGCTTCCATCTTTTGCTCTGTTGTAAGCTTAGTAGGTGCTTGTGTGATCTCTTGAGTACTAGGTGCTTCAGTAGGTTTAGCTTCAATAGCTGGTTTAGGTGCTGGCTTTTTAAAAGCATCCATAGCCTCTTGAGCGTTCTTTAGCTGACCTTCAAATACTTCTTTAGCGTTCTCGTCTTTACCTATCTTAGCTTTTAATTCAGTCAGCACTTCATCTTGTATGCCTCTCTTCTTAACTGTCTCTCCAAGTAATGCTAATTTAAAAACAGTCTCAGCGTTTTGTGTGCCTCCTGCTAATGTCCTAAACTCAGAAGCAATAAACCAAGGTTCTTCTCCGTTTATCTGTCTTCTAAACTTTTCTAATTCAACAGCAGAATAAGCATCTTGAGCAGTAGCTAGTTTCCTTTTAAATTCTATAGGAGCATCTACTTCTGTACCTCTCATAGGAAAACCGTCAAACTCTTCTTCAAGTTTTTCTAGTTCTTTTCTAGCTTTTATTTCAACAGCATCGAAAGCATCGCCATCTATGTTAGTTAAATTAGGATCAATGAAAGGAGAACGTTTCGTTCCTAGAGGTATATCTTCGTCAACTTCTGGCGATTTAGGTACTTCCGCTTCTATACTAAACTTTTTAAGTTCTTCATTTTTTGTATTTAACTGTTCTTTTAATTTATCAATATTTTTGCGTAGGTTAGATAAACCCTTCCCTCCCTTGCGTTTAGCTCGTGGAAGTTTTTTAAAAGCCTTAGTCTTGTTATCTAATTCCCGTTCTTTGTTTGCCAACTGTTTTTCTAGGTCGTCCCTAGCTTTTAACATTTCGGGAGTTGCTTTAGGTAATACATCTTTATCCCTTTTTAAAGGAGTTGCTTGCTTGTATGCTTTTTTATCCCATATAACACCTTGACTAATGTCCCAGCCCTTTGTCCACGCTGGTGCGTTGTTTCCAAAGCTTTCGAGGTCTACTTCGATACCGCTCCAGTCCTTAGACATTTTGTCCCAATCTATCTGTTGAGTTAAAGCCTCTTTAGCATCTGCATAACCTGATTCGCCCTGTTTTATTGTTGTGAATTTGTTAACTAAGTTACCTTGTTCGTCTTCAATCCAATTATCTTTTATTCTGTCGCCTTCAACAAAATCGGTTTTTACTAAATACTTATCTTCAAATTCTTTGATATTTGTGCTATCAAGTTTAAGAATAACTTCTTGATTAAGGTCTAACATATGGGCGTTAGTGCCGCGTCTTGACATAGCTGGTGCTTTTTCTTGTATATGCGACAACCACTTATCACCTGACGCATAATACAAACCTTGGGGTTTATTTACAGAAGGGTCTGTACTGTCTTTAACTTGTTTAGTACCTGTAAAATCAACTGTTTCTTTATTACTTAAATGAACCGCATCATTTTTATTTTCAGTTGCTATCTTGACTACTAAATCTTTGTCTCCTCCCAGTAGTTTAGTATCTTCATACTTTTTACGTATATCTTCACCTGCTTCTTCTTTAGGTCTAAGTACAGTACCTTCACCTGTCCGTGTTCCTTCTGAAGTTCTTAAACGCTCTGCAATAGCTTGCTCTATTTCTTTTTGTTCCCCTAAAGCTTTTTCTCTTAAACCCTGCAAGTACTCACGGTCATCTAATTTAATTGATTCAATAGATGTTTTTAATTCGTCTTTTTCTTTTAACAATAAAGTTCTTAACTCTCCTGTTACTCCAGGGACTTTTAAAGTTCTATCAATGGTGTTAAGTCTATTAACTGCGTTTAACTCTGCCCCCCTCTTTATTTCGTTTAGTGTCTTGTTAGATGCTCCAAGCTTATTAAAATTAACATCACTGTAAGCCGTTGTAACTGCTCCAAAACCTGCCCCGAAACCGCTTGCCCAACCTATTTGAGTTGGGCTTAACTCTTCAAACTTTATTTTTCCGCTTTGAAGTTCCAACCCTTGTCTTATAGCTTCTTCTGAAGCACCTAACGCAGCCCCTTCCGCTGTCCCTAAAACCCTCTTGCCTATTTTGCCTAGTTGTGCTCCCTTTTTTATAGTAGCAAATGGTCCTAAAGTATTCACTAAAGTAGTAGCTATACCTTCTTCCTTAGAATATTCTGCTTCTGGATCACGAACATCTTGTGCCCACGCATTAAAACCTAAATTACCTAAAGCGTTAACAGCTATATAGCTTCCTATACCTACAGGACCACCAGCAAGTAAAGGTGTAGTAGCTCCTCCTAAAGCAATTCCTCCCCCTACTTCTATGCCTACAGATTTAAATAACCGTTCAAGTTTATCATCATCATCTTGCTCTATTAAAGGACCTGCTGTAGAGAGTTCACTAGGTGCTCTAGTAGAAGCTGAATCAGCTAAAGAGGGTGCTTCTTTTTGTTGTTCAAAAGCTCGTTGATCTTCTAATAGTTCTTTAATTGATTTAGCCATTACTTTATTTTATCTCTGTATGTTTTTAGAAACCTAAGTTGTGCATATGCATCACCTTCCATCAAATCTATTTTTTCAAATAAAGCGTTTACTTTGACATCCATTAGAGCAGGGTTTTCGTCCTCAATAGCTTTAATAGTGTTCTCAATGCGTGTTAAAGTAATTGTTTCATTTTGGTTGTCTACTATATACATACCTGTCCTTAACTCAGCCTTCATAATCTCTGTATATTTTTCGTTATACACAGTATATAAAGTTTCGATCTCGCTGTTTATTCTTTCATCAAGTTGCTGCGGAGTTATGTCAGGATTTGACTGTACAATACCGTCTCTATATCTTTTCAATTCGCTTCTCCACTCTCTAGTCCCTTTAATTTTTAAACTTTGTAAAGCGTTAGGGTGAGCGTCATATTCTGTTATATCCTTAATAGCGTTTGTGGAAGCAGGTACGAATCCTGGTATATCACTTTTTAAAGTAGTATCTTTATATT